GAAACTCACGCATCTTATGTGAGTGCCTTTGGATTACTCAACTTGGGTGATCGTGAGGATCGTAGATTTTTCAACAAAGGAAAGAAACTCCTAAACGCTGCTATTGAATCAACCCTTCGTGCAGTTCGCCTCAGTGAACAGAAGTGGTTACCCGAAGAGTATGATTTCATTGCTGCTACCTATGTGAAGCATGGCACTGATCGTAAAGCAGGGTTATCTGAGTTTCGTGCTGCTGGTTTCACCCGTCACACTGATGATGCTGTTACCTTTATTCTTTACTCTGCTGCATGCTTAGATAAGCAATCAGGTCTTAAGGGTTTCAAGGATTATGCAAATGGATTACTCAATGCTCTTAAGGCATTGGATACTGATCGCTTTGCAGGTAATCGCTAAGTCATCCGTTCGTGATCAGGACAGGTCCCCCCGTTGATGGGGGGGCGGTTTTAAAAAGCGATGGATCCCTTAAGCTATAAACGACCCAGATCGACCTTTCGATATCAAGACATATCAAAAAATTTTTTCCCATATATAATTGCGATATAAGATTCAAATATATGAAAAAAAATTCTGGGAAAATTTTTGAATCCATACAGATCGATTCAGTAACTAATCATTATTATGTTGAAATACCAGAATGGGTTGTTAATGATTTTGGTTGGTATGAAGATACTGAAATTGAACTAAACCTAGAAGGTAAAGAAATCCTTATTAAAGAAAGAGAAGATGACTAACTTACGTCCTACATTTCACGTATATGATAAGAACAATAATCCTGTATCTGGATTAATTAATCTTGAAGAGGATGATCTTATTAACAAAATTACAGATCATGAGATAGACTTTAAAGAACACGAAGTTCTAAGAGTCGAAGGTGATGAGGAAATGACAGATGCCTCCTATTAATATTTTTGAAACGCCTCTTTGGATATTTGAAAGGGAAGTCCCTGAAGGAATGCGTCAATGGGCATTAGATTTTAAAAGAGAAGTTCCTATTGGTAGAAGAAGATCAAATAGGGGAGGTTATCAGAGTGATGCATATAATGGGTTAGAAAATTTACCTTTAGAGTATGAGAAGAGTATAAGAGATACTTTAAAAGATATGCCTGAGTTTATCTTTGGTTGTTGGTGGTTAAACCTTAATTTCAAAGGTAATCATAATATAGCACATACTCATCCAAATAGTGATTTAGCAGTTGTTTGGAATATAACTGATAATCATGGATTATTAAACTTTAGACATCCAGCTGCTCATGAAAGATGGAAGTTATTAAAAGTATTAGGTATGGATGAAGATTATAATATTAATGCTAAAGCAGGAACAGTTATAGTATTTCCTGCTGATCTTTTACATTTTGTAGCACCACATGAATTAGAAACACCTAGAATAACAATATCAATGAATTTAGGATTAGTATATTAGATTGACATTTACTATATAAACTGATATAATTGAATTGTAATTACAAGACGTTATGGCTAAAGGATTTACAGTTAAAGCAAAATCTCCAGCAGTGAATAAAGCACCTGAATGGGATTATGATAAAGCGAAGGAGTTGGTAAAAGGAAAAAGCATAGTTTTCTGTTTACCTGGCAGAGGAGTAACATATACCTACTTAAAAGCATTCGTACAACTTTGTTTTGATCTAGTACAAGCAGGTGCTAGTATTCAGATCTCCCAAGACTATTCATCTATGGTGAACTTCGCTAGATGTAAGTGTCTTGGTGCTAATGTATTAAGAGGTCCAAACCAAATACCTTGGGATGGTAAGTTAAAGTATGATTATCAACTATGGATTGATAGTGATATTGTTTTTAATACTGAGAAGTTTTGGCAACTCGTATTAATAGATCAAGATATCGCAGGTGGTTGGTATTGTACCGAAGATGGTAAGACTACTTCTGTAGCACATTGGTTAGAAGAGGATGATTTTCGTAGTAATGGTGGAGTGATGAATCACGAAACTATCGAAAGTATATCCAAACGTCGCAAACCTTTCACAGTAGACTATACTGGTTTTGGTTGGTTGTTGATTAAGAAAGGAGTCTTCGAGCATGAGGAAATGCCTTATCCTTGGTTCGCACCGAAGATGCAGGTTTTTGAATCAGGAGATGTGCAGGATATGTGCGGTGAGGACGTTTCTTTCTGTCTTGATGCGAAAGAAGCAGGTTTTGAAATCTGGTGCGACCCTCGGATACGTGTAGGACATGAAAAATCAAGAATCATATAATATTCTTATAAAGGGTAAGGTAACATTTTCTGGTCTTTCAGAATATGAAATGTTTGAGAGACTAGAAGACCTTTCTATAGAATTCTATCAGACAGGTTTACCTCATCCAAGTGATGTAGAAACTGAAACTATTACGGAAAATTAAATGGCGAAAATGAAAAAAAGTCTCAGTGGAGACATGTTTGTAGAGGCAATTCCGAAAAAATCTCGTCAAGGGAACGGAAAACATTCAAAATACTCTGCTACATCCCGTAACTCGGCTCGTAAAAGGTACAGAGGACAAGGAAAATGACCAAAAGCGTCTCGAAAGAGGCGTTTTTTAATGTAATAAAATATTTCTTAAGAAAACAGTATAAATAAATCTAGAAAACTACTGCTAAATGAATGAAAACGAGGATATCCAGAGCATTTAAGGATATTAGTCTATCTTTTAACCCTCATCCCGTCACAAATGACCTTACAGTTATTAAGAATGAGAACGCAATTAAGAAATCTGTAAGGAATTTAGTCCAAACTATTCCTGGAGAGAGATTTTTTAACTCTATCTTAGGTAC